ATGGGGCAAGGTCTCCCAGATCAGATTCGAGTTCTACAGCGAGATCGGACATTTAAAAAAATTGGCCGCAATTTGGTGGGGCGCTCGTATGTCTAGGGGGAGAGAGCGCCCCACCACCTATGCGGGGGAGGTTTTTATTTAAACAGTCGGAGCGAACTTACCGAGTGCGAGTGGGCTCTTCACGCAGAGGGCGCAGATGGCGTCCACGATGCCGCGTGATCCACCGCCACGGTCTTCTAGCTCTTGGTAGCGTGGCTTGCGGTTGTAGCGCAGCTCGACCATGTCCATGTCGAGCACATAGCCGCGTCCGTTTTTCACGGCAGAAGCAGAGGCGCCGGTAGCGTCCTGAGCGAGGAAGAGCGATGGAATGAGCTCGAGTGTGCCGAAGTCGCCCTCGAAGATGTCAACCGTGGAGACGATTTTATTCTCGTCTTTTTGGTTCAGCACGCGGATGGCGCTGGCGACATTCGTGGATGCGAATTGGGTGCGGGTGAATGAGGTGAACTGGCGCTTGAGCACTGGGCCACAAATGAGGCTGAATGTGTTCGATTTGCCGGTCTGCTCGTAGAGGCTCTGCAACATATCCTGGATGTTGTTCTCGGTGAGCGAAGCTGTCGCTGTTGCATTGATCGAACCCGCTGGGGTGCGGTACGCCGCGTTGACAGGGAGGTCGGCTTGAGCGCCGTTCTGGATCCACTTGCCAAGACCACGGGTCTTGTAGGGGGTCGCACCGGACTGCTCGACGCCTTCTTGGTCGGAGCAGAATGCGGCTTCCATGGAGCGCTTGAGTTGCTCGAGGCTCTTGGATACGGCGCGTGCCATTTCCTTTTTCTTGCCGATGCCTGCGACCTCAGAGACGTTCTGAGCGAGATCGTCCACGGATGGGACTTCGCGGAACTTCTGGATGCGGGCGGAGAGGAGAACGCGGTTCGCGGCGTTGTCGATGAAGTCGGATGAGGAAACATCCGTATTCGATAGGACGCCGGCAGGAACGGTCACGGCGTTAAAGCCGTCCGCTTGCCATTGTGTGAGGGGATTGATGGGGTCGGAGCCTTTTTTTGCCATCGAAACGACGGGGCAAGTTTTTGCGTCAACCACAGCGATCAGATCGCTGAGATCCTGGCGGATGCCAGTCTGGGAGGTAATAAGTGTAGCTGCCATAATGTTAAGGGGGGGGTATCTGAATTTTTAGTTTTTGGGGTTAGAGTGCGCCTTCGAGATAGGCGGCGATGTCGTCGGTCTTGAGCGAGGATCCACGCTTGAAAAGCGCTTGCGCTCCGTCGCGGTTCGCAATGTCTTGGGCGGGCACTCGGGCACCTTTTGCAGGACTAGGAGGGGAACTGGCTCTCACATTGGAATTCGACTCGACCTTGGCGGTGGCCTTCTTTGTTGCTTGGCCGGCACGGGCGAAGCGCATCTTCATGCCCTCCATGGCGTCGCCGATGATCATCTCGAGGTGCGGAAGATTCCGCAAATAGGGATGCTCCTTGAGCGTGGCCGTGAGCATGCTGTGCTCCTGCGTGCCTACCTTGAAGAGTGCGGGATAGAATTGCTTCGTCTCCGGCATGACCATGTCGCGCTGCGCGATCCATTCCTTGCGCTTCGGCGCGTGCTCGGTGAGGAGCTCGTCGGCGGTGGCTAGGTACTCGCGCACCTGAGATGGCTCGTAGTAGACCTCTTCTCCGCTGGCATTCTGGACCGTGCCGCCCTCGAGATTCTTGATCGCCCAGGCGCGAATTTTTTTCGCGGTGGAGATCCTGTCTTCGAGTTGGTCCGAAGTCTCCACGTCGGCGAGCGGATTGCTCGGGGAGGGAGTGATCTGGACCGGCGTGGAGGCTTCGAGCTTGGCTCGGAGCTCACTGACCTCGGTCTCTAAAGTGTCGGCACGTTCTTCTGCCTCTCGCCGCTTGGACGTGATCTTATCGATCCGCTTGAGCAGCTTGTCGGAAGTAGGGGTCTTCTCTTCTTCTGGCTCGGCGTCGTCGGGTTCGGCGTCGTCGGGCTTGTCGTTGTCGTCTTCTTGTGAAAGATCAGATTCCGCTGAGGCATCCTCCGTGTCGGTGGCCTCTGGCTGCGCTTCTGGCGCGTCCTCGGTCTCCTCGGCGGTGGGTTGTTCCTGCGGGGTTATCTCTTCGAGAGCGAAGCCGATTTCGGCTGCGATGTCGGAGAGCTGCATTGGGGTGTCGTTTGTGTCTGTCATCATGGCATTCCAACCAAGTGGGTCAGCGCCTTTTTGCGAGTGGCACAGGGGTCTCGTTAATGCGTGACCTTGCGATCAAATCTCGCGCTGGCAACACGCCGAAACCCACACCGACACAAATCAACCTATATCGACCTATAACGACCTAAAAAAACTCACCCTGATGGCATTTAATCCAGTGAGCAGAAAACCGCAGGTGAATTCGACCTGTCTTTTTTTGCTAGTGTTTAAGCGCATCCGCAAGCCTCCAAAATCATTTTCATTTATTTGAAAAAAAGTTGTTGACGGGAAATCAAGATTGTGAGATTGTATGTCCAGATCGGAGCCACCACGGCGACGACGAAACCAAAAAACCAAATCAAATGAAAACAGGAATCAACAAAAACGGAACACTCCAACCACAGATCACAGTTACGCGTTACAACGGAACGATTGTTGATCGCTACAATGTATACATCGAATGTGCTAATGACGGAAAAGGTGGAGACATAACTCGCAACGGAGAACCACTAAAAACTTTTGAAGAGTGGATTAATGCTTAACTAAAAAACGGCGCGGGTTCGATCCCCGCTCCAAACCCAACCAATCAAACCAAAAAACCGAAAATCAAAATATGAAAACCACAAAATTCAACGCAGACCACGAAGCCAACTCCCCAGCCGGTGTTTCGATTGAAATCAATGATCGCGGAGCAGACTTTTATGCAGATGGTGACATCTTCGCGTGGGACGGGAATAGTCTATTCAACCGCTGCGAGGCGACAGGCGACCTCCGTTGCTATGTCCCTGTTGCTGATGTTCGTGCCGCCATTGCCGCCGCCGAAAGCGAGCTTGGCGTTTCTTTTCGAGTCGGTGCAATCATTCCAGGTTCTGACGAGCTTGGTGTTTAATTAACCACGATGAAGAAAACCACAACCCACGGTGGCCCGCGCAAAGGTGCGGGTCGCCCCGTAGGCAAGAAATCCGCCAACTCCAAAGGCCGGACAGCCGTCACTCGCTCCGTCTCCATGCAGCCCGAGTCATGGGCCAAACTCGACCGGCAACGCGGCGACCTAAGTCGCGGAAAGTACATCGAGTCTAAGATCTGATCCTCACCCCGCCCTGCTCGCCTCGTCGATGCGAATCATCAGGTCGCTCTCCAGCGCCCGCAGGGCGTCTAGGGCCCCAGCGCAGTGGGCGAGCTGGCCGTGCTCGGTCGCCGTCTTAATGCTGCCGACAAGCTCCACCGCGTCGTCGATGTGGTCGCGCACGACCTGCAAGACGGCTTGCACGACAAGCGGCTTGGTGCCTGGCATGCACAGCGCGGTCACCATGTCGTCGTCATCGAGGCGCTCGGGAGTTATGTATCGGATGGGTTTTTTTGTGAGGTTGAACATAGTGTTTATTGGAGTTGAAATTGCTTGATGATGCTCGCCAGCGTGAACGTGTGCCGTGTGCCTGCTGGCGCTGCAATGGGCCGCAGGAGACCGACAGAGACGTAGGTCTTGTAGGTGGCGTCGCTGATCTCCAGCAACTCCATCACGTCCCGCTTCCGCAGCGTGCGTGCGCTAGTAAGTCCCGCCGCCAGTAACATGGAGACGCCCTCCTTCCACGTTGCCGACCCCAGAGGTAAGGAGGTATCGGAGGCAGTCGATGGGGTCCTTGCTGGCGCCCTTCTGTCCGTCGCTTCCGGTCCACTCCTTGAGGGCCCAGATGGTATTCGTACAGCACTCGGAGATGTAGAGCTTCGGTGCGTTGGTGTGGTCGATTTTGTGTTCTTCATTGTAATAGATTGCGTCGTTAATGAGGCCGACTCCCTCTTCGATGTTCTCGCCAGGACAAGCTCGGAAACTCATGCCGGCGTCTTCCAACTCCTCCAAGAGGGTGGTGCTTTGTTCCCGCGTGCCGGCGACGGTCGTATTCGCATACCTTGAGTCTATCCACCGCTCAAAGACCTCGACCCCGTCGAGCTTCTCGACCCGCTCGATCTCGCCCTTGTACGCGAGCAGGCCGAAGCCGAAACTCTTCTGCCCGTCTCCGGCCTCGCCGTCGGCTTTCTTGCCGCTCGACACCGCCCACGGCCCAGCGTGCCCGACGCCCTCGATGTATGTGTCGGTCTGCGGCCACTCGCGGTAAACCCACGCCCGCTCGCCGGCATCGATGCGGATCCACAACATGAACCAGTTTTTCCCGCCCGCCGGATCGCAGAAGAGGTAGTTCGTCCCGTCCTTCGGCACTTGGTCGGCCTTGACGACATGCACCGCCTCACGGAAGCGCGGAAAACGGGTCGCGGTCGCTTTAATCGGGACGCCGTAAGCGCGGCAGAGGATTTTTTCCCTCGGCTGCTTGGCGAGCTCGGTCTTCATCCGGCCGTACCCTGCCCACGGGTTGTTTTTTGTCTGAAAATAAATGACGCCCGCATTCCGCGTCGTGCACTCCTGCACCACCGGCACCATCTCAAAGCCCTTCCCGTTTTTCTTCGGCAAAAGCTCGGCCTCCCCCTCCTCAATCGTTTTCGCGCCCTGGAGATAGTTTTTTACCGTGGGGCTGTAGCCCTCGATGGGCGTAAAGGTGACGAGAAGGATGCCATTCCGGTCGAGAAGGCGGAATCGGATGGTCTCGAGCCAATCAAGGGGGACTAATTCGTCGCACCAGGCTAAATCGATCTCGCCTCCCTCGATGGTGGTGATGTCTTGGGCGTAATTCCGAAACCACACCTGCGATTTGTTCGGAAGCACCGCCGTATTCTCCGAAAATCCGTTCTTTTGCGTGTACGAAATGTTGGTGACCTTGTTCCGCTTCGCCACCCGCAGCTCCCGAGGCATGAAATTCCAAACAATCGGCTGCTGCATGCTGATGCTGTTGTCATTCGTAGTCTGAAAGCACCAAACCCTGCTCGCCGGCTTCTCCAGCAACGTGCGGACGACCATCTTCCCCGCCCATGTGCTCTTCCCCGAGCGATTCCCGCCCAACACCAAGAGGTCGCGGTAGCGTTTGGCGATCTTCTCCGCCTTCGTCCAGTGCTCCGGCTCGTACCCGTACCGCACCGGATCCTCCTTCTCGCTAGAAATCCTCTTCTCCCGCTCCACCAACAACCTCTTAGCCCCCTCAGGATCCGCCAAAAAATGCTCCGGCGGGATAAACGGCAACAACGGGTGCGGTGATTGCGTAAAGGTCATTGCGCCTCCTTTTTCAGCACATCGAGGATGCCCTTGAGTAACCTCACTTCCTCCCTCGCCTCGTCGCGCTCACCAGCAAGTTTGTTAACGACCAGCATATGCTCAGTGGCCTCTGTTGCGCATTTCTCTTGTGCTTCGTTACGCTCACGTTCCAACTGCTGCGCCCACTCAACCGGCACGACATGGTTACCCCTCGCAAGGTCGTCAGTCTCTGGTGTGCTCATCCCTCGTACCCCCCGTGCAACAGCACAGATGTCTTCGGCTTTACGTCCACCAACGCACCAGCAGGGTCCTTGCCCACCACCACCGGCTCGTTCGCGCGATAAAACGAATTGTTCCTCACCGACACATTCACCACCACCCCCTCGATATCCACCCGCAATATCCTCGGATTCTGTGGCTGTCTCCCAGGCGCCGTCTTTCCACGCTTCGGCCACTCAGGCAACTCCATCTGTTTCGTTTCGGGTTTACTCTCTTGCTTTTGGTTCGTGTTTTTCATAAAATTTTTCGGGGGCTGGATGAGTGGGGGTGAAAATCGTGGGGCTGGGAATCGACCCCCCTCCCCCCCTCTTTGACCCATAACTTCTCATAACACCTATTATACATAATTCTCGGTTGTTGTGTTGCAATCACTTACGAATTCACCTCAGTAATATCACCCTTTTTAGGGGCCTTATTGAGACTGAGCATGGCTTTTGAAACGGGGACTTCTGCACCGTTACTGGTTTCCGAGGGGGTCTCGACCTCGAACTCTCCGTCAATGGCATCGACCTGTTTTGGTATGCTGTTGATGAGCTCCTCGAAGGATAGTAAGTTGATCTTGTTGTGGATGCTGATGGTGAGTTGCGCTCCACCTTCAGAGTCTCTGAGTTTGTCTTGAGCGGTGCCAAGGATGAAATTAAGTTCTGCGGGTTTCATCTTGGCGAGCTGAAGTGGGTCAGCTAACATGTCAACGAGTGCATCCGAGGATAATCTGGCGATTTCGCGAAGGCGATTGGTGCGGACTTGAGCTTCCTTCTCTTTAGTATCGGGGTGGTTAGCTATGATCCTATTGATCACGGGGATGGCGACACCGAGCTTGGCGTGGATGGAGTTGACCGTCATCCCGATCAGATAAAACTCAGCGACGATGTCGCACATCTGCCGAAACTGGGTGGACATAGCGTCCCAGTTCACCGACTCTTCGCACGCTGCGGCTTGTTGTAGGGCTTTTTCCAGCTTGTTGGGCCTTGACCCTTGCTCGGACTTGATCGCGGCCTCTGCACGCCTCTGTAGCTTCCACTCCTTGGCTTCCTCGTAGTCCATCGGGCAGCCGGCATCGAACCACTGGGTCGCTGTTTGGACGCTCACAGAGAATTCAGTCGCAAGTTTGGTGGCGATGGAGTTCTTTGTTTCGGGTTTGGCTGTGCGTTGGGGTTTCATGGTTTTGATCTCCAGTTGGATGCTTCGACTACGAGGCGTCGGGCCTCTTCGAGGGAGTGGAAGTAGATTTCTTGTTCGCTGATGTCGCGGGAGTATTCGGGGGGATTGATGTGGTCGATGGCCCATCGGAGGGATTCGGCGAGATCGGTAGCGAGTCGGCAGGTGTGGCGGATGCCTGGGTGGTCTTGCCATTCCTTGTTGCAGGACGGGCAGCCAATGTTGGGGTCGATGGAGTAGGACTTTGTCATGGGTTAGCGGATCTCGAAGCGGGAGATATCTCCGCGCATTGTTACTGGGAAGGATCTGTCTCGTTCGCCGTCGCGGTTCTTTGCGATGTGTACAGCGGATCCGTCTTCGGACTTGCGGATGAGCCAGACGTGGTCGGAGTGGTGGCCGATGGCGCGAGACTCGCGGAGCCGGCCTTCCTCGTTGAGTTGGGAAGCGGTGGCTAGGGCGAGGTTGAGTTGCAGGGCGATGGCTTTGAGGCGGCGGGTGATTTCGGAGACGTGTTGTTCGCGGGTCTCGTTGGAGTTCATGTTGCGGAGGTGGACGAGTTGGATGTAATCGACGACGACGAGGTCGGCACGGCCTTGGCTTGCGAACTCCCTGATGGCAGATTCGATGCTGTCGATGTCGGAGTAGCCCGACTCGACTTGGACATTCATGCGGGAGATGTCGGAGGTCGCGGCGTTGAAGCGGTGGAGTTCTTGGGCGTTTGGGTCTTGCTTGATGCGTTTGATGGGGAATCCGGCGAGGTTGGAGATGAATCGGGCGAGGACCTTCTTGGCCGGCATCTCGAGGGAGAAGATGAGGACGTGCTTGCCGGCACGCATGGCCTCGAGGGCGATCTGGAGGAGGAGGATCGTTTTGCCGCCCGATGTTTCTGCGGCGATGGTCATGAGTTCCCCAGGCTTGACTCCACCGGAGGCGATTTCGTCTAGGGCGTATATGCCTGTGCCGTAGGATACGGTGGGGACCTTGTCCTCGAGCTCGGCGACGAGATCGTTGATGTGGTCCTTGGTGGATTTGCGGGGCTTGTCTAAGGTTGCAGCGCACTCGGAGAGGGCAAGGGAGACGGATCCGATGTCGCCGGTCTCATCTCGGAAGGATTCTTGGGCTTCGGCGAGGATTTTTGCGGCGTTGCGGTATCGAGCGGAGTCTACGAGGTAGGCTCGGTGCCATCGGGTGGTCTCGGGGTCGGATGGGGTATTGGTGATGTATTCGGCGAGGCTTCCGATGGATTCGAGAAGTCCGGTGCGCTCGAGCTCGGCTTGGACTGCGAAGAAATCATTCTTTCCTGACCCGCTTTCGTGGCACTTCTTTGCGGCAGCGAGGATGGTTCGGTGCTTCGGGATGAAAAAGAGATCCTCTGGCCAGCTCATGGCTTCGAGGTTTTGGTTGTTCGCCAGGATAGCTGAGATTGCAGCCTTTTCGCTTGATTCGTTGAATGGGACGGCTTTTTGCATCGGCTGGGTAAGGAGGTCAGAGTCTGGCCATCTGGTTGCGAGATTGGTTCTCATTTTCGGTTACAGGCAGGTTCTGAATGTGGGGGTCGTAGACCCCTTTATATTCTCTTCTCTAGGTGACGGTGAGACCGTGACGGGAGCGTGAGGTTTACCGTGACGATAATTCAAACTCCTCTTAGCACTTAAAGCTCTCTCCTTTGCTGTCTTACCATTATGCCTCTCAAACTTAGATAGCGTAATTGACTTACCGGAGCGCAGGATCCAGCCCACGTTCACCATGGCCTCGATGAACCCCTCAACGCCAACCTCGCGATTTAGCAACGCTGAGACCGTGACGGAAGCGTCACCATTTTTGGTGTGCCCGTCGAACCATCTCCAGACCCGCATGAGCTTCCCGACGACCGCATCGGGGTCCAGATTTAGCGTTGCCGCTATGTCGTGGACCTCCTGCTTGTCGGGGGTCGTTGTTTCAAACTTGATCCAATCTCCTGCCATATTATTTACCCTTCTTAAAAAGTGCCTTGAGTTCGTTGCGTTGGCGCTCGAGGCGCCGGCTGCATTCGCGGAGGGGGAATGACCAGAGGGATCCCGATGCGGCGACGGCGGCCTCGGTCTCTGGGGTGTCGCTCACCCATGCGCTCTCGGGGAGCGCTTCGGCTCGGTCTCGTTCTTGCTCTATCTTGGTCCAGTCTGGTTCGCTCATTCCTCGTCCTCCGGTGGTATTGGCATTGCTGCCCAGTGCAATACAGGCTCCTCGTCGTGAATTCGTGCGCCTGATACATTGCGCCAGACTTTGCCTTCGAGGAATCCTGTCCAGACCTCGCCGCCGAGTGTGTGGATGATGACGGTCTCGCCGTCGTCCGGTGGCGTTGATGCCGGAACCCATGTGATTGTTGTGCTCATATATTGTCGTCGTTTTCTTGGATCGCCCACAGGAAGACTCCAGAGAAGACGATGCCGATTGCTAAGATGCTGAAGATGATTGCTTTCATTTTGTATCGAAGGCGTAGACGGCTACCGCGAGTGCCGCCCACAGGTGGCTCTTCATGCCGTAGGTCGGGCCTGGGGACTTCTTTGTGCCTTGTGGCCCGAGTCGGTCGATGAGCGCCTGCCGGACGTTGCCGTCCTTGGCCCTTGGGGAGTGGCAGAGGTGGAGCTTGACGTCGCGCCGGTAGCAGAGCCGTGGCTCGACCCGTGCCACCTCGGTGAATCTCCCGATCCACACGCAGGTCATAAAGACCTCCTTGCCCACGGCCATGCCGTAGGATGCGATCATCTCGCAGGCCACCGCGTCATATTCGCGGCCGATCAAGATCTGTCTGATCTCCGCATTGGGCAGGTGGTCGGCATCGATGATCCGGCGCCCGTCCCAAAGGACAAACGCCGTCTCCGTAGTGCCAGGGTCAAGGGCAAGGATCGTCATGCTCAGAACGGGATGTCGTCTCCGTCGGCGGTTTTGTTGGCGGGCTTTGTCGGCACCTTCACGTCGTCGCCACGGTCTATGGTCGAGAGGCGGTCGATGAGTTTTTCGATGAGGTCGGGATCGACTTCGTTTTTCGGGGTCTGTTCCGAAGGGTTGAGCCAGCGAGCCTTGAATCGGGTCTCCCCGTTGTAGTCCTCGGTCTCCACGGTGATCGAGCACGCCTGTCCTGCGAAGGTAGCCGTGCCGCTGGCGAGCGACTTGATGTCCCAGTTCTTGCCGAAGCAATCGTCGAGCGTGAGCATCGTGCGCTTCGCGGCCTTCTCTGTGAGGTATCCGCGCCAGACGATTTCGCGCCCGTTTTGCGAACCCGCGTCGGTCACTACCGCCGGCACTCGGATGAATTCGCTGCCGGAGTCGGTGACGCCGATCCACCCGTTCCCTGGGGCCTTGACCTTGCAAAGGAAGCGGCCCGTTTCGTTGACGTATCTATTTTCGTTATCCATATTGTTTTTAGTTGTTTGGTCCGCGTTTTTTGGGGTGCGCGGCCCCCCTTTGCCCCTGCCGCCGGATCTTTCCAGCCGAGCGAGGAAACTAGTTTTTCAGCTTGGGTTTGGTTTTCACCTGGCGAAGTTGTTTGCTTGGCGATCCGGTGCGGCTGTGGGATGGGAGAGGTTCACGGCCGAGCGCAGCAGCCCACTCTCGGTAGGACTTGCCAGACATCTTGCCGCCCATAGCCAAGATGATGCTCTCGACTGGGGCATTCGTTTCGCGTGCAACGTGCAGGATTGCCTCCACGTCAAAGTACTCGCGGCCATTCACCTCGGTGATCTTCCAGCCGTCTACCTCGCCGCCCTCCTCGAGTAATCTTCTGAGCTCATCGAGGGCCGGCTCGGCCACCGCCTTCTCGACGGCCTTCCATTGAGAGGCGAACTGAGCCAGAGTTTCCGGCGTAGCCATCACCCGCTCGAGGATCTCCGGCACCGAGGTCTTGGGCACATCGATGACTGCGAGCCCATCGAGGATGGGACGGACCACGGCAGGGCATGTGGCATAATTCGCGCACCAGGTGCAGTAGTCGCACGCTTGGGGCTGGGAATTCGGGTCCAGCGCAGCGGCTTTTATCGTGTCGATAGTTTCCTGCGCATGTTCCAGCGTCCAGTTGTAGCTCAGTACCTTCTGCTGGTCGCAGTAGATGATGTGGGTCGCCCAGTTCTGCTCAAACGTGCGCACCATACAAGACAGGGCGTAGGCCGCCATCTGCGGAAAATAATTGCGCATCTGGCCCGTCTTGAGATCCCCTACCCAACCGGTGCGGTCGCAAAGGATATCTGCGGTGCCGACGTGAGGTAGCCCAGGCACAGGCATGGCTAGGTACTCCTCTCGGGCCTCCAGCGTGCCGTTGCACTTGTATCTTTCCACCAAGTCGATAGCCCACTGCACGTTGGCGCCGTCCTCGGGAGGTAGCGCCTCAAGCTTCGAGCGGTCGCCCATCACGGCGTAGCGGAATGACTCGTCCATACGGGTGCCCCGCTCCGCAGCCGGACCCGCAGGCCCAGGCTTCGGCCGGTACTTAGGGCACTCCCAGAGCTTTGGGAGCAGGGACGGACGGATGTCTTTTAATGTCAATGGTTTCATATTTTATTTAGCTGCATGTTTGATTGCTTGTTTCATGTAGGCCACGCCGTAGACCATGCCCTTGCGTTTAAAGAAGGCATTGCAGGCGGCATTTATCTCGTCGCACTCGGCACTAGTCAGGTAGTCGACCCCCGTCCTCGCATCGTCGTAGTGAAGGCAGGCCCAGTTCATGTGCGTAGAATCCTGACCCCGTCGGAAGACGGGCCTGTCGCGAGCGAGATCGACGTCCTTCATGCCTGCTCCACGCAGGAGGCTTTCCACGCATCCACCGCATCGAGGAACTTCGACGGGGTCGCATGCACTTGGGCGATGTAGTCCAGCGGAGCATCGGTCCACTGCTGGTCCTCGCCGATCTTGCCTCGGTACCGCAGGAATGCCGTTATTTCGTCGCCCTTGTCCTTGAATTTTGCCTTGAGGATATCCAGCGGGGAAAGCTGCGGCACCGGCACCTTAGCCGGCACGCTCGAGACAAAGAGCGACTCGATGCTCGCCCACTCCATCGGGAGTTCCTCCGCCAGAGCCGAGCGGGTCTTCGCGTCGTAGGCCGCCGAGTGCGAGGTCAAGATGATGCGCTCCTTGCCGCCTCGTCCTTTCGCCTTGCCGGACTCCGACTCCACCACACGGGTCTTAAAGTTCAGAAAGAAAAGGTGGTCCACCCATTCTTTCACCAGAGGGCTCGCCTGCTTCGTTAATTTCAGCTCGTATCTGTCGTACGGGAGCACTTGGTCCGGTGGTTCCTGCCGCTTCACCTGGGCGTGACCGATCAGCAGGACATGGATCCCAGCCTCGATTAGGAGGTCGAGGGAACCGAGGAAGCGAGCCATGCGCTCCGCCGCCATCGTGAAGCCCTTCCCGTACGGTATCTCCTCGAGGCTCTTGATTTTCTTCTCCTCCTTCAGAGCTTCATGGTTCAAGCGCTCCGCCCAGTCGATAGAGTCCAGCACTATTGTCTTAAATTCGTGCTTCTCCGTTGCCAGCTCCCGCACCGCTTCATTCAGAGCGGCCCACGTCGGAGTCGCCACCCGAGGAATATCAAGGTGCGAAGTGCCGTTCTCGACATCGAGGAAGAGGGGGGATGGAGCCTTGGCGGCCAGAGTCGTCTTACCGACACTCTCCACCCCGTAAAAGCAGACCCGCTGGGCCCGCTGGATTTTACCAGTTACTATTTGTAGTTTCATGTTTTGTGTTTTTTTATTTTGTGAAATTGTCCTCGTCATCGAGGCGGCGGTTGCGGCGGTTGCGAAGCATCGTCACCCAGCGGTGGCGCTCCTCTTCCACCCCGAGCCGGTAGCAGGCCCAGCAAGACCCAAAGGTCAGCACGACCAGGCAAATGCCAAAGGTCGCCGTCACTTCCTTGCACCCCCCAGTACAAAGAACGTGACGTAGAGAGCGCCTGCCACCGGACCCACCAAAGTTAGAAAATCCAGCGAGTACTGGAGGTTGCGGAGTATTTCAGCGTGTTCCATAATCGTGATTAGGCGACAAGGCCGGACTCCACCGCCGCGTCGAGTTCAGAGACCTTGAGAAGCGTGCTGCCGCCCAGTTTGTAGAATTTTAAAATCCCATCCCCCTGGAGGGCGTAGAGAGTCGCAACGGAGATCGATAGGTACTCCGCCGCTTCCCGTGGTTTGAGGTAGGCAGGGGTCATTTCGAGGCCCTCCGCTTGTTTTTAGCTTTCGCGTCCTGATCGGCCATTCTGCCAACCGCTTGAGCTACCAACCTGCTAATCGGAGTTCCCCCCGCATTACTTTTAACCTTCAGAAATCCGTAGATGTCGTCCGGCATACTCACTGAGATTTTAACGTAGGCACCTTGCATGGGTGCTACTAAATAAAACTGGTGCTACCAAGTAAAGAAAAAAATAAAAGTGGGGTGATCTACTAATGAAGAAAACACTTGACACCGACATAAACACTAGCTCGGAAGGCGTAAATTTATTTTGCACTCGGTAGCAAATGGTGCTACTGGTGGGAATATGAAGACAAAAGCTGGATCATCAAAAGTGAATATTTCGATGCCGAAAGAGCTCTTCGATTATTTGAAAGAAGTAGTCGAGGAGCACAACGCCAAACGAGAAAATGCATACTGCCCCACCGATTTTTCCAAGATGGTCCAAAAGGCCATACGCGCCATGATGGAAGCAGATCGCAAAGCAACCAAAGTCGAAAAGCCCAAGAGGAGTGTTGGTGTCGTGATCAGTCCAGCCTCCGAGAATTCCGATACTGGGCCATCAACTCGAGCGACCAAGCCCTCCCGAAAGGCTGGCTAGGAAAAGTTATCGACCTCACTTCGTGCCCAGAATCTCACCCAGACAAAGATGTGGTTGATGGGGGGGGGGGGTCATATTCTTGATTTTAAGCACTTTGTATTACATTTAAAATACCATGAAAGCACTTTCCATTTTACTGCTCGCAGCCACCCTGAGCGCCTGCGCAACCGCAAAGACCAAGCCAGAGCCCGTCGTCAAAGAAATCACCAACAGCGACCACCGCATCTCCGTCAGCACCCTCCCCGCCGGCGCCATCATCGATTGGAACAACGATGTCGCCGGAGTCAGTCCATGCAACGTCGTAATCAAAGACGCCTACAAAGGGCATTGGCCCTACGATTTTTACGACATCCACACCATCCGAGCCCGCTGGACCGACGGCACTATCCAAGAGCAAACCTTCGCCGCCCGATCCACCGCCCCCAGCCGCTGCGTCTTCATCCACCCCAACACAGCCCTCCACTATCCCCAGCAGCCCTCACTCACCCAGCGGCAATAAAAAGTCACAGCGCCCACCACTTCTCTGCATCGCGGCGGGATACAAGATTTGCGTATGTGGCGTAAAGTAAGTCCGGCGAAGTCCCCATCTCAAAGGCCGTTTTCGTTGCGTCCTTAAAATGGGCCAGATGGTAAGAAGCAAACGAATGTCGCAGGCAATTCGTAGGCCATCCAAGAGACACATCCACGCCAATAACCATGCACGCCTCCTTCGCCGTCCGTTCCCAGCCCTTCTTCCACCAGCCATCGACCAGCGGCCCCGAGCGTCTCGGCATGTGTCGCGCAAAAGGGTCTTGAATGGTAGCCGAGCGAGGCCGCGCCGCCTCGCCCTGCTTTGCATCCTCGCGTCGGATCACGATCTCCTTGTACTCCCAATCAATGGCCGAGTTGTCCACCGCAAAGATCTCTCGCGTTCGTAGTCCAGCAAAGGCGCCAGCAACCAACCAAGACTTGAACCACACCGGCCACTCATGGGCCAACAGCGCCTTCATTTGCTCCAGAGTCAGGATAGGCAACCTCGCGCCCTTGTCTCGTTTCGGAGGCGCATCGTTGAACGGGTTAGCCGAGACAGCCTCACGACCAATCGGTGAGTTAAAATAATCGCGGCAGACCGCAAACACATTCCACCTCCCGCGAGTCGTCAGCGGCAAAGAATCGATCCAGGCACGCATGTGTGCCGGCTTTAGGTCTGCTGGACGCTTGCGCCCCCACTTCTGGCACAGCAAATTTATGCCCCACTTAATTTGGCGCAGCGACACCGGCTCCACCTCGAGAGATTTCTTAGCGAGAAACTGAGCCGCAAAGAAAGCCACGCTTTCACCCGACTTCGTAGTGCTCGGCAAATCACCCGTCAGAGTGAGCGAATAAATGAGATCCGCATGCGCCCGATTCGCCTCCTCCGCTGTTTTGAAAAAATATCTTTTACGAATGCCCTTATTCAGCGAGCTGGGAACATCGATCACCCATCGCGCTTTCACCCTATCAAATTCCGGCAATAGTTTGTGTAAGTCCATAAAATGTCAGTGACAGAACGGTGACACACGGTGACACTTTTGTAAATTCATCGTTTTTTTTCCGAGATCATCAAAACCCTTCAGACCCTCTTAGAATCACGTTCTCAGCCTTTTTTCCAACCTCTTCTGAAAACTTCCAAAATGGCGGAGGGGGTGGGATTCGAATCTACCCACTTCCTAGGGGATTTGGCACCGTTTTGGCATCAGTGCCAAATTCCGTGGGTCAGGACCCCACGGAATTGGCACCGATGGGACATACTTTGACCTACCGCTTCACAACAAAAAAACGCCCCGACTTTTTAGGGTTCGGGGCGTGTTGCTCCAATTACTTTTCGTCTTCTTGCTGTGACATTGCGGCGGCGGCAATCGGGATTCCGAAGTAAGCCAACTCGGCAGGATTGATCCCAGATTTGCGTTTCCACGGTTGACCTGGAGCGGGAGTGGAGGCGTATCCGGCTTTTTTGTTGGCAGAGAAAGCCGAGGCGAGTTGCCTGTCATTGAGCGCGGGGAGTTTTTCAAGACCAGGAAACATCGCTTCATGCGGCTCAACGCGACCCCTGATGCGATCCCACAGAGTCCATTGCGCTGGGAAAATTTCGATGCCTATTGATTTTGCACGCTCGGCATTGATCTCCAGAGCAAGTCTGTATGCTTCGGACATGACTTGAAAATCCTTGGGTGTTTGAACCCATTCTACGCCTTGAATTGATGGGGGAAGGTTGGGGTTCACGGTTCCATCATTCATCTGATACTTCGCTTTGCGACTGCCCATGGCGGCAAACACGGCCTCGTTGACGAAATCTTTAACGCGGTCTGCGCCGAAGATTTCTGCTTGGCCGAGCACATCGTCTAATGTGTCCGCATTGAGTGCAGTGGGGTCAGGCAGGTTCTGCATAGCCGTGGCCTTTTCTTGTTCTGCTGCTGCCTTGGCTTTTTCAGTTTTTGCTCTGCGAATTTTGGCGTCGGCTTTTCTGGCGGTATCTTTGGATTCTGTGACGAGATTATTAAATCGTTTCACAATAATTCCTTCAAACCTTCCGCGTATGTCGGGATTGTTGAGAAGTTCGTCGCTGAATGCTCTGGCCATGTGGCGGTCCATAGCCGAAATACCGGCGTTCAACGGATCTTGCCAGACTCCGCCGAAGGATGCCGTTTTGGTTCCAAGACCAGATACCTGAGTGGTGAGCTTGTCTACGAAGTTTGCCCAGGATTCCTTGGGTTTTTTGATAAAGAAATCAGGATTCTTGTGGAACATTTTTGCGGCTATCACGATGTTGGACAAGTCCACCGAAATGCCGATGCCGAGACCCCCGCTCTTGGCGGCGGTGAATCCAAGTTCTTTTTTGAGCCGTTCATTGACTGCCTTGCGCTGATCCTTGGTAGGATTGTCTGGAAGGAGATCGGCGAACTTTTTGATTTCGTCCATCGAGCCGAATCTCATACGGGCTTGGCCAAATTCATTTGGAAGCAGTGGTGAATTCGGTGACAGCATTCCGAAAAGGATGCCATTGAACTTTTGCACCTTGTTTCCACGATCTGGCGCCATCGTGCGGGCCAGCTTGGCTGTTAGTTGCCCGTGCAAATCAACAGGCAGAGTTCTTACATCTACCGCGTTGGCTTTGAGGTGTAGGAGGTCGTAGTAGGTAAACTTTCCGTCAAGTCCACCGGGTATTTGCGCCACAGGTCTTCCCAGCTCATCCACGATATTGGAGATTTTGCTGATAGGGCCAAGGTTTCGGACACCGAATTCTTTACCAAACGCTTCAAATTCTTGCGGGTTCCATTGCGCTGGCTCTTTGCCTTTGTATGTGATCGTTCCGTCATTTGATACCTCCGCTTTACCAGATATGGTAGCACCGCGTCTCGGTAATGCACCAGATATTTTGTCCGGCACCGCATCCGGCATCGCTTGGCCTTGGGGTTGCAGGTTTCGGATATCTACGATCTCACTTGTATGGGCTGGCCGGTTGGGGCCTTTGGAAGGCTCCATGGTGATAATTCCATCGTGGCCAGCATCTCGGATGGCTTGCGATAGCTCTAATCCTGTTTTTCCTTCATATTGGCTTGAAAGGACATTTTTCCAGTTAGATGAGTCGCCGTAGCCACCTCCAAAATCAACGACAAGTGGGTTTTCAAAACGAACCGCTCCTTTTTCAAATCGTGCATCCAGATTTTCCGAAGCTCGGGGCGTGGATTCAGCCATGTATTTCCCATGTGGCTCGATATCCTGTCCAAACCGTGATCCAAGGAATGGAGATTTTTCTTTGTTTCTTATTGAGAAAAACTCAAATGGTTTTCCTGTAGTTGGAGTGTTCTCCGGCACAGCTTGGCCTTTATCCGTTGGCAGGTCTCTTGACAAGTCCGGCATGGGGGCGGGTTTGTCTGGCATGAAGTTGCCTTTGGCTTTTTCGTAGTCGAAGTGGAAGCCTTGGCGTCCGGTGCCGACGGCGGCGTCTACGCGGTCGAGGCGGAATTGCTTGATCGCGCTTCCAGGGCCGAAGGATCCGTGGAGCGGGTTGCGGGATCTGTTCTCGGTCGTGGCGACACCGACGAGGGAGTTGAGCACGTCGCGCTTGAGGTCGCCGATTTTGTTGTTGCCTGGGAGTTCGGAGCGGTGGTTCTGCATCCACTGCTTGAGGTCGCCCTCAATCTTGCCAATGTCCCACTCGAAGACGGCGAGCGCGGGGTTGTTATCGTTGATGGCTCGCATGGCGCGGTTGCGGAATTGCGAGAGATCGAGCACGGTCGCGTTGAGGTTTCCGGCCTTGGTGAGCTCCCAGCCCCACGGCACGACTTCGCGGGTGATGGCCTCGAGGTTGCCGAGCTTCTTGATCTGGAATGCGCCGGAGTCTCCGCTGCCGATGGCGTGGTAGCGGACCTGCATGCTTTCGCCTGCGGCTCCGAGGGCTTCAAACTGCCGAGCGAAGTTGCGGATGTGCGGCATGAATCCGTTGAGGAAGTCGAAGGACTGCGGCAGCACACGTCCACGCACGGTCACGCGGCCGTCGGTTGTCTTCTTGGGGCCTAGGACGGGGTCGGATGGCTGGAGTAGCTTGGACCCTCCGAGGGCCTTCAGTTGATCTTTGACCTTGGCGTGCTCGGCGTTGAGGTCGCGCTGGTCGCGGAGGACGGCCTGTCCGGTGACGGGGTCTTGTACGGCGAAGGTGGTGGCTTTGACTCCGTCTCCTCTGTCGTAGAAGGTGACCTGAGGGTTGTTGATGACGTCGCTGGCGCGGCCGCTGGGGGCGACTTTGTTGGGGCGTGGCTTTTCGTGGGTCGGGTCGTTTGCCCACTGCCGGTAGTTATTGATGTAGGTCCCGAGTTGGTTGATGAGATTCTTGTCGGTGGCGAGGAGCGGGTTATCTTTGAAAAGGGCGTCCGGCGTGTCGAGCGGGGCGCCGGTCTGCGAGTCGATACGCACACCGCTCGCGGAGAGGGCTCGGGATTGGGCTCCGAGGATACCCTCGGCGAAGGTGAGGACGTTGCCGCCGGCGGGTGCTCCTCGGCGGATCGCTGAGAAGTCCATCGACTGGCTGGCTTGGGCAAAGGTCTCGGCGAAGATCTCGTCTCGGGCCCAGTCGAGCCCGTCCATGTCGCCTCTGGCGAGTCCGCCCTGCGTGAGGTTGTCCATCTCGCTGGCGAGTGTGCCTGGGCTGATCTCGAAGTTGCCGTCGGGGAATGCCTCGGAGTTTTTGGCTCTGATGATGGCACTGGCGTATTCGGAGGCTCGGGACTTGATGCCGTCGGATCCGTAGGCTTTCTCTACCCAAGCGCGGGCGGCGTACTTTTGCTGTCCGTCGAGGGCGCCGCTCGCGAGCAGGGCGTGGCCGAATTCGTGCGGCTCGATGCCTTGGCGTTTCGCGTCGAGGTTGATGTAGATGCGTGCGCGTTCGCCTGGGATAGCTTGTAGAAAAAGACCGGCCGCACCAGCACCTCCATTGGAGGACACATTTTTCTCGTAGTCGATGGCGTTGAGCGGGACGAAGTCAAGGCCGTTGCGGAACGTGCCCTGCATGGCGGCGAGCTTGACGAGGTTGTCTGGTGTCTGCGTGGACATGAGCTTGGAGACATCTCCGGCGTTGAGTTCCACATCTACCAGCATGCGGGATACGTCGGAGATGGCGGCCTGTTGGCGGCGTTCCTGGAGACCTGTGAATCTATCGATGCCTGCACCTGCGGCACCGAAGGCGACGCCAGCGCCGAGCATGCCGGCGGCTTGTTCGTCCTCTCCGGCGTTGTAGGCGAGAGCGGCGAAGGGGGCGTTGATAGCTGCGCCTTTCACGGCGCCCTTGGCGAGTGCGCTGGATCCGCGCACGGCTTGGACGATGGCGGGGTTCGACAGCTTGCCCATGAAGGCACGCATCTGCGGAGAGAGAGATTGATTCGCGGCGAGTCGGGCGGGTGTGCTCTCGATGCTGACGAACTGGCTTGGACGCTCTAGGACTTCCTTGAAGACCTGCGGCACGGAGTTGTTTGCCAGCACGGCGGCGCGGGCGGCTTGGTCGAGGCCGTTCGTGGCGTCGGCGGCTTCGCGCATGATGATCTTAGTCGTTCCGGCCCCAGTCTCGATTTTGCGGAGCACGCCTAAGCCTGCTTTGTACGCGGGGTAGAATCCCGTGATGAATGCAGCGACCTCGGGCGGCGCTCCTACTGCGGCTGCGCCTCCGGCGATGCCTGCGCCGATGCCTACATTTTTTCCGTAATTGAGTGCTTTGCCCATCGTCGTTAAGTCCTCGGGCGCGAGTCCTGTGGTGTTGGTAACGACCTTGGCGAAGCGCTCGGCTAGAACATCGTTGCCCTTTACCAGCCCGCCTGAGAGCTTCTCGACGACTCCTGCCGCCTGTGAAGAGACGAGCTTCATGCCGCGAGATAATCCCAGCGCCTTCGCTCCGGCGCCGAATGGAATTGCATTTGTAATATCTAATCCCATCTCTGCGACTTGAGACTGCGACTCGATGGGGAGCTCGTTTTGGTTGCGTCCGGTGAGTACGCGGGCGAGTAGCTCGGTGGGTCCGGCCTTTTGTCCCAGGTCTTGGTACTCGGAATCGATGCCTTTTTTGAAAAGATGGTTCTCGAATTCCCAGTCCTTGAGGTCTTCCTCGTTGGTCGGTCTGAGTTTTTTGCCTTGCTCCATCTGCTGGCGCAGGAAATCGGGATCGCTAAATGTGAAGAATTCTCCCGTCGCCTCGTCGCGGTACTTCGGGTCACCCTCGAGGAGTTGCTTGGCCCATCCTCCGAGCTTTAGTGCTTCAAGTGATGCTCGTCCCAAACCAGTCTGGAGTGTTGCTGGGGATCTAGCTAGAGATTCTCCTGGAGCATACTTTAATTTTCCAGCCATAGCGCGATCCCACGTTTCTGGTAGTTTTGTGATGCTTCCTTCTGCATCTACCAGATATGTGTATGCGGCATCTGCCAGTGTCACAAATAATCCGCCCACCAACTTCGCTCCTAGCTCAGCGGTGCCTGGCAGCTTGCCAGCGGCGACCATGCGTTCCTTGGTCTCCTTCTGCTCGAAGTACTCGTCCCGCGTTGGGATGTACTTTGGGTCGTTGAGTGCATCGACGGTTGCCTTGTCGAGTTCGTCTGCGGTGTACTCCTTGGGCTTGTTGGCTTGTTCGATGCGGTCGAGTTCCTCGGTCGAGTACTCTCGTCCGGCCTCGAGTTTTGCGACGGGTCCCATAGCGGGACCGCGAGGCGGCTCTTGCATGGAAAAAGAAGTCCCGTCCCCGACGGCCAACTCGGGTGAGCCTGTTGCTTCAGGCGCTGTTGGTGCGCTTGCTACGGGAGCAGAGGCGGTGCGGGAAGTTTCTGGATTCTCGACCGGCAGCTCGGCTGCGGCCATGGCATCGAGTTCCTCGGTGGAGAATTCTCTATTGGGGGATCCAGTTGCCATTGGGGAGTTGTACGAAGCGTTGTCCGCGTATCACGCGGGATTGTGGAGCGGCGGGTTGCGCTGGGGCTGCCTGTGGCGGGGCTTGGTGGAAAGCGGCGGCGGAGTTTGGTTGGGCGGCCGGCTGTGTTGGCGCTTGGGATGGCGCGGGTTGACCTGCACCTTCGATGCGTGTCTTGGCATCCAGCAGGTAGTCCTTCCAGATCGTGTCGTTCTGGTGGAGACGCGGCGTCATGCTTTTGAGGAATTTCAATTCGTCCTGGGAGACGGGCTTTAGGAATTTCGTGAGCTCTAGCACGTCGTTATTAACGAGTCGCTCGAGTTCGGCACGCTGGGCTGCCTTGGCATCGTTCCATCCGCCAGAGTCAATCATCGCCCCTGCGGACCCATCCCACTTGCCCACCAGACCGTCCATCGGTGTATACCCTTGTGCTTTTGGGTTTGTAAATTTTTCGATCTTTCCAAGGACGAGTTGCTTGCGCACATCGATCTCGGCTTGTTCCTTCGCCTTGGCGATGGTCTCTTGCTCTAGCTTGCCGATATCGAGTTGGGTTTTGCGGGCCGACAACTGAGCTGCGGACGCCTCGGCTTGGGCTTTTGGCGTTGACTGCTCGATGAGGCGGGTATTGAAGGTCTCAACGAATTCAGCAGCGGCCTGCGGCGTATATTGGATGCCCTGCTTCATGTTTCGCAGGAGTTGCTTTTGCGAGTCTGGCAGTCGGGCGAAATCCTCGTCGGATTGCACGACGATGCTGCCAAAATCAAAGCTGTTGCCTTTGGATGCCTTGGGAGGCGGCTGAGGCACGGCGCCGCCCATATTGTAGTTCTCCGCGAAGGTGATGAGGTCGGTGGATTGGGGGGCGTCCATATTATTATTGTTGCTGTTTCGGCTCCGTCACAAAGTTCATGTTGATCCCGCCGGCGGGATTGCCCTGGGGTTGCGCTGCGGGGGCGGCGTTGGTATTCATGGGGACTTGGTTGGCGGCGGGTTGCTGGGCGAGCATCTGCGCGTTCACGCGGTTGTTTTGGGCGTTGTATTGCTGAGAATACATCCACCGCTTGAGATCGTCGTCCATAATAGCCTCTGCCGTCTGGACATAGGCTTGGCGCTTTCCGAGCGGCATGGTGTCGAACTTGTCGATAGTTTCTTGAGTGAAAAGCGGGGTGTCGTCGGTTTTTTTGTAGTTCTTGAGCATGTCGAACTTGGCATTGGCACCGTCCGAGGCGATCCGGTTTTCTTGGGATTTCTCTATATTGTTGCTGACCATGCCCATGGCCGTATTGAAGGACGAGGTAAGGGAGTTTTGCATGTTTGCAGCTCCTTGGGCGTAAAGGTTGGCAGCGTTATTACTGCCTTGGGCGTAAATTTCGCCTGAGCGGTCATTGACGGAGGGGTTGTATGGCATGGGTATTAGGCTGGGTTGAGTAAGTTGTGGGCGAGGGTGAGTGGAACGATGTCGAGGCAGGCACCGCTGGCGTTGTGCCAATCGCGGGCGGATTGGCGGAGGGCTTCGCGCTGGGCGTGGGCATACCATTGCTCGTCGGTCCAGGCGTGCTCGGAGAGCCAGCATTTTGCGGTTTTCGAGTCGGTGATGCCGAGGCGATGCCACATGCGGGTGCTGGCGGCGAAGATGTCTTCGGGGGTGGTGACGATGCCGAGGAGTTGGGCCAACTCGGAGACGAGGTGGCGGTCGGTGGCGAGGGTGCGGTCGGCTTCGCTGGTGAGGTGGTGCTGGCGTTGGCCGTCGCCGGTTGGCAGGTCATTGGCGAGGAGGGCGAGAAAATAGGCGCTGTGCGTGTGCTGGGGCGTGTCGCGCTGGAGGGGAGCGGCGACATGCTGGGCGTGGCGGATGGCTTTCTCGGCGTCGAGGGCTTTCTGGTTGCGGTAGTTCTCGCGGAGGAGGTCTGCTACGAGGCCGAGGGCTTGGCGGAGGCGGGGCCAACTGCGCTCGACATAGTAGATGCTGCGGGCTGTGGCGAGGATGCCTGCGAGGTCGGCCGCCGGCAGGAGGCCGTCGGCGACGAGGCACTCGGCGGTGGCGCGGAGGTTGACGATTGGAATGGAGAGGGCGCGGTAGCCGTCTTCGGCGTGGCCGTGGGCGAGGGCTACATCGGCATCGTCGGTGCAGGATTCGTCGGCATACCACCCGGCGATGATGCCGACGGGCTCGGCTCCGTAGCGGGCGCACTCGACGGCGCGGAGTGCGCCGAGGCTGCCTGCGCCGATGACGCGGCATCCCTGCTCGATAGCGAAGAGGATTTCCTTGTGCCAGGGGGCAAGGCTTTGGTGAAAGAGGCCGTCGATGAGGAGGATGGTATCTGGGCCTTCGAGAGCGGCGGCGGCGATGTCGCCTTGCTGTGCCGGGGGGCGGAGGTCGGCATCGGCGGGGATATTGCCGGGGCGGGTGGGGCCGAGGAAGATTTTCATTTAGCCCTCCTGGCGCGGTGGCCTGGTTGCGAGTAGTCGAAGGTGTAGCCTTCCAGCGTAGGGGTTATGATTCGCACCACGGCGCATGGGTAGTCGTGGGGGAACTCATAAACGAGTGGCTCGGGGACGCCGGCGGCATCGAGGAGATTGAGGAGGGTGTCTATGTCTGCCTCAAAGGTGTCGCGGGAGCGGTCGGGATGGGCGTTTGCGCTGGTGGTGGCGTGCTTGTAGAGGCGGGCGAGAATGGCGGAGGAGTCGGTGGCTTTGACCATCTCGTAGCGGGCGTGGAGGAAGTCGTCGCGGCTTCCGGCGATCCATACAGCGCGGGCTTGGATGGTCTCGGTGAGAGCGCGGGCTTGGGCCACGGCTGGATCGAGGTGGGCGGCGTAGCCTTTATTGACTCCGCAGCCGCTCTCGCAGTCGATGAGGTAGGCTATGTAGGTGGGCAGGCCGATGTCGCTGGTGACATCGAGGAGCACGGGGGTGATGTCGGCGTCTCGCAGTGTGCGGACGAGCCGGGCTACGGTGGGGTCGGTGATGGTGTCGAGATCGACACGGGGAAAATCTTGTAGCCTGTGCTGGGCGATGGCTGTGGCGTCGCGTTCGATGCACTCGTAGAGGCCACCGCAGACAGCTTCGGCGTAGGTGTTGCCAGAGGAGAGGCCGTTGCTTGTGTAGGCAAATGGCAGGCTGGTAAGCGGGGCGGGGTCTGGACGGGCGATGAGGCGCACGGTGTCGGTAGGCACCATGCGGGCAGCTCCACTTTGTAGGCCTCGCACTTCGGTCCACGGCATGAGGGCGTGGGGGTGGAAGACAGCTCCCTTGGAGAGCGGCAGGCGTGTCTCGGCTTTGTCGCCGAGCTGCGCTGCGGTGGCGAGGATGTGCCGGGGGAGGCTGGTCTCGCCGACATGGCGCTCGAAGCCTTCCATCATAGCCGAGCATTTCGCTGCGGCAGGAGTGGCTCCTTTGCCGGAATCTACGGCCAGCACTATGGCATCTGGCCGGATGCACTGGGCAACACAAATACCGATGCGGTCGAGCCCGGTGATCTCGGCGAGGCGGGTAATGCCTGCGGCGTGGAAATGCGGCCGCATGCGCTCCAGCGTTTGCTCTGGAGTGCAGGCGCGGTGGGCTCCTTCGAGTCGGATTTTCTCTGTTAGTTCCAGGACCATTGAAGGGTGCGGAGTGTGAGGCGGGCTACGAGGCGGCGGAGTGGCGTGGTGATGGCGGCGGCGATGGATTGGCCGTGCTGGCAGTAGAGGCGGATCGTGCGGTCGCTGGCATGGCGGAGCATGGCGCGGCGGTATTCCACCCAACGAGTAGTGGTCGTGCCGAAGGCGGCGCGGGCTACCCAACAGGCTGCGGCGGCGGCTCCTATGATGGCGCTTGCTCCCATAGCCGCACCTTGTAGTCCCATGCCAGCGGCGTCGCGTGAGGCGTCGGATTGGATATTAGCAGATTTAAGGGCGGTGGTGTTGTTATTGTAGCTGTTATACAAGCTCGCCTGCATGTTGGTGTTGGTGTTGTAGACGTCGTTGCCGTAGGTCATGGTATTCCCGAAGCTCTGGCCGATCATGTTGGCGGCGTTGCCTTGGCTGGCTATAGGGATGTTGCTGCCGAGTGCGCGTTGGTAGGGGTCGAGGGCGACGTTGGCCTGGGCGAGGCCGAGGTTGTTGGTGTATTGGTTTTGGGCGATGCCTGCTTGCTGGCCGTAGAGGGAGCCGAGCATGCCTTGCTGGCCGGAAAATTGGTTGAAATTCTGGCTGGAGACGCCTTGCAGGAAATTTTGGTTCGCGTAGTTCGCGTTGTAGTTTGCGGATTGGTTGGCGTTCTGCGCGGCGAGGTTTTGGCTGCTGTTGTATTGAGCGGCGGTGAGGTTGGCCTGTTGGTTTGCCAGCCCTGCCTGCTGCGCGTAGCCTGCGTTTGCCATGGCTGATTGCTGGGAGGCTTCGTAGGAGGCGGAGTTGGCCTGTTGTTGCAGTTGGGCGTTGGTGAGGCCGAGCTGGAGGCCGGTCTGCTGGTTGGCGAGCGAGGCTTGGAGGCCACCTTGCTGTTGAAACTCAGCGGCTCGGGCGTTGGCGGATTGGTTGAGCTGGCCTGCCTGGAGTCCGGCGGATTGGTTGGCAAGGGCGGCTTGCTGTTGAAATTGGGCGTTGGTTTGGCCGAGTTGGAGGGCGGTCGATTGGTTGGCAAGGCCAGCCTGCTGGGCGAACTGGGCGTTTTGGAGGCTGGTCGCCTGGCGGTTTGCGGCGTTGAATTGGTTGGTCGCCAGGGCGGATTGCTGGTTGGCGAGTCCGGCTTGCTGCTGGAGTTGGGCGTCCTGCGAGCCTGCGCGGAAGGCGAAATCTTGGTTTGAGAGTCCGGCCTGCTGGGCGTAACCGGCCTCGGCGAGGACGCGTTGCTGGGCGTTTTGGTTGGTGGTGAGCCCAGCTTGCTGGTTGAGCTGGGCTTGCTGGAGGGATCGGTTGGCGGCGACGGATTGGTTGGCGAGCCCTGCTTGGAGTGAGCGGCCGACATTGCTCTCTTGGCGGCCCATGTAGGCTTGGTTGGCGGCTTGCTGGAGACCCGTGCCTTGGTTCAGCACATTGCCTGCGAAGGTGCGGCGTTCGTTTTCCCTGGCAGTAGCGAAGCGGTCGCGGTTGAGGAGCTCGGCGGCCATGGCGGATTGGCCGAGGCCGAGTCCACGGGCGGAGGATGCGGCGCGGGAGGATTGGATTGCGTCGCGGCTTTGCTCGGCGGAGAGGGACCGGCCGAGGGAGAGGTCGTTGCTGGCTTGGTCGCGGAGTTGCCCGTAGAGTCCATTGCTTCGGGCTTCGTCCATGAGTGCTCGCTCGGCTCCGCTGGCGCGGATGTCGCGGGATGTGACATCCTGCGTGCGCCGTATGCGGGCGGCTTCCATGGGGTCCACGCCGCCGACTTGCACGCCGCCGACTCGCTCGAGTCCGCCTACGCTGGCACCTTGCACATCGGCGACTTGGCGCATACGGGCTGCGTTGGCACGGGCGGCTTGCATGTCGCCGACTGGGCCGACTTGAGCGCCCGAGACGGCTTGGGAGGAAACTTGATCGGGCCTGTAGCCTGCGGGGCCTTGGACGTCGGAGGGGCCATTGGCCTGGGCGGCTTGCATGCGGCCGACATCGGCGACGCGGGCACCTTGCGCTTGGTCGGCGGAGACGGATTGAGAGGAAACTTGGTCGGGCCGGTAGAGTTGGCCGAGGGCCATCTCGTTGAGGCGGGCTTGGGCGGGGTCGTTGTAGGCGGCCACACGGTCGGCGACTTGGCCGACTTGATTGTAGCTCTGGCCGAGCTGGGCGGAGGATGTCCCAGCGTCGCGGATATTTTGGTTAGCGGCGGCGGTGTAGGTGCTATCGCCGAGCTTCTTGGCGATGTCGCCTGTGCTTTCAATAGCTTGGTCGCTGAGTCGGTCGGCGGTGTTTACGCTGATGTCGGCCTGCGATTGGGCGTTTGCAGAGGCGGAGCCAGATATGGCTCCCATTTCCTCCGCAAAGTTGCGCGGCTGCGGGGCTGGCGGGGCGCTCATGCCGCCCATGCCCATGCCGCCGCTCATTGCGTTGGACATGGCGTTGTTGCCACCGGACATGGCGTTGCCGCCACCGGACATGGCGTTACTCATCGCCGCAGGCGCTGCGCTCATTGCTCCACCACCTCCACCGTTGCTCATGTTCATTGGCATAGTATTTAGTCTTTCTGGAAGTTGGCGGCGTTTTCTTCGCCGTAGTGGAGTGTGATCTCCTCACCGGCCTGGATGGCGCGGGTGGAGTAGTGCCGCATGACCTCGTTTAATTTGTCGATTTGGTGGTCTGCGTTGGGGGTGGTTGCGTGGTTGTAGAGTCCGGCGAGGCCGAGGCCGACGATGCTCCAGGCGTCGTCAAAGTAGTAGGTGTAGGGCTCGCAGGCGGGGGCTTTTTTGATCTCGCGTTTGTCGAGGTAGAAAAAGGGTGACTCCTCAAGGAGTTCGTGAGCGGCAATAGGCTCGACCGCAAAGACTCCCCAGCGATGCACAGGGCTCCGCCGCACCGCGAGCTTCGGACTGCGGTAGAGGTCTTGCTTGAGCATGGAGGGGGCGGAGGTCATCGGGCTTCGAGGGCGGCGACGCGGGCGGCGAGTTCTTGGATCGCCTTGAGCATCGGCGCGATGAGTTCTTCATAGCCAATAGAGAGTACGTCGTCTCCCCCCTTGATCGAGTGATCCTGGTATCCCCCAAAGTCGAGTCCTTTAGAGTCCAAAACGGATTTCACTTCTTGAGCGATAAGGCCGTGGTGATACCGCCCACGCTTCTTTGACCCATCGCGGGTGATGTTTGCAAGTTTCCCATCTTCCAGCCATTTTGCTTTTGCTGTCTGGTAAGCTACTTTTGCTTCTTGGCTTGCATCTTGGTCGGGAGCTTGGGGTGCTTCCGACCGGTAATCCTCACGCATATCCCATTTAAAATCCACCGGACGAAGCGCATTTACAAAGTCCAGCCCAAGAGTCGTATCGCGGATGTCGGCTTTATCTCGGATGTCGGACCGGTCTTGCACCGCGCCGTAGGCGTAAGTGGTCGCAGTGGAATTCCCAAGCTGGACTTGATTTGATCCAGTGACATTGGCTTGGTACCCTATTCCCGTTGAATAATTGTCCGAAGTGTTTAAAACAAGCGCTGAATAACCCACTGCTGTGTTATTGCTCCCAGTTGTGTTGTTATAGAGGGCATCCGCGCCAGTCGCAATATTGAAACTTCCATTTGTGTTGTTAAAAAGAGCGGTATTGCCTGTAGCAACATTATAGTTTCCAGTTGTGTTGTTATAGAGGGCATCTGACCCGCCAGCATGATTATAAGCTCCATTGATGTTTTTATAAAGGGCTTGTGACCCGCAAGCTACATTATGTCTTCCTGTTGTGTTAAGGGTCAGGGTTGCATACCCAAGCGCTGTGTTTTTATAGCCGGTTGAGTTACTAAAAAAGGCATCGACACCTATCGCTGTGTTGAGATAGCCAGTTGTGTTACTAGCAGATGCGTTTGCCCCTATCGCTGTGTTGAGATAGCCAGTTGTGTTATTTTTCAGGACTTGGAAACCGACTGCTGTATTGTTAATCCCAGTTGTGTTACTAGCAGATGCGTTTGCCCCTATCGCTGTGTTGTGTAGTCCAGTTGTGTTTGATTGGAGTGAGCTCCACCCCACCGCCGTATTGTTATATCCGCTGGTATTTGCATTTAATCCCTGCAACCCCACCGCCGTATTGCTAACTTGGCTACCGCCGCCCATTCCTACGGTGAGCCCGTTGATTTTGCCAGCCAAGAAGTCGCCGCTGGCATCCCTAGCCACGATGGCGTTCGCCGTATTTGCGGATGTCGCCGTGGTGCGGGCGTTGGCGAGCGTGCCGGAGGTGATTGCCGAGGCGTCATGCGTATGCGAAGCGGCCGCGTAAGAGCCAGACGCTTGCTTGCCATCAAGCGCCGTCTGTAATCCGGTCACATTGGCAATCGTGTGCGTGTGGCTGCTCACCGGCAGTCCCGAGAGCTTGGTATCAATTTCCGTCTCGGTGTAGTAGCGGTCGTCGTGGGTGTGCGCGGTCGGCGGCCTGGCATCCGAAAGGCGAGGATCCGCCGTCACTACCGCCGTGCCCTGCACCGCAGCGGGCAGCACCTTCCCTGCCGTGGTGATCTGCGCGAGCTTCGTGTCGGCGATGGCAGCACTGGCGGAGATGTCGGCGTTGACGATGTTGGTGACGGTGCCAGAGTCCACCATAGAGTGCAGCGCCGCCGGAGTGACGAGTTCGCCGTTGCTGAATGTTTTGCCTTTAGTAAGAGTTGCCATGAGAGAAGAGTTTTAAGTTTTAAGGGCGCATTTAATTCAAAGTGCGGGTTTCGGTGGGATCGAGGGCGGAGCGGGTGGCTTCGGCGCTGATCTGGCGGAGGATGGGGCGGCCGCTTTGCGTGCGGAAGCGGAGGTCGAGGCCGGTGGCTTTGCAGCGCAGGGGGGCTTTGAGCGTGTAGTCTTCCTCGTCGCCCGTGTTTGCCAAGGAGGCGACTTGGAAGTCCGCGTCGTAGTCGGTGGTCACGGCATCGAGCGTGCAGGCGGAGGCATTTGGCAGCAGCACGCTGGCCTTGGCTCGGGTCAGGCGCTTGGCATTGAGGCTCCCCCACCCGTAGCGGCGGGTGATGAGCTCGGAGGGGATTTCGGTGTAGAGGTCTTGCGCGTTCGCGTAGGGCACATCGTCGCCGTAGTCCAGCTCATCGAGCAGGAAGAGCGTTCCGGCGCGGCTCGCTGCAAAGAGGCGGCGCTGGCTGGAGTAGGTGGCGACCAGTAGCTCGTCGAGGTTGATGGCGTAGCTGTCGCGGCTTTCCCATTGCGAGTTGAGGGCGTTCCACAGGAAGAGCGTGTTGTTCGACTCCGCCGTATCGCCGATAGGCACAGCGAGGTAGTAGCGGTTATTCCACCACTTGCCCACCGCCCTGTAAGCGTAGTCCGTATTGATTTCGTCGATCTGGTCGGCTATGGGGTCCGAGAGTGGCTGGGTGTTGGCGCGGAGCTTGAGGTCGAGCTGGGTATCGAGCCGGTAAACGCCGGAGTCGCTGAGGAAAAACACAAACTGACCGGCCGTCTGGATCGAGCGGCGGGCTACGCAGCCGATCTCGTCGGTGAGGAGCGTGAGCTTGGAAACGGCAGAGTCCACCGTGAAGGCGTCTCCTGTCGCGTTGCTCGTGTCGGTGAGGTTGGCAAGCCAGATCGAGTTACGCATGAATACCAGCGCTTGGCCCTCGACCCATGGGTGAATGGCGACGAGGTAGTCGTTGCTGCCCTGGTTGGCGCGGAACGATTGGAAAAAGGGGTCGTAGAGGTCGGGATCCAGCACATCGGAGATCGCCACGGTGTCGCGGCCGTCGGGGATCCAGAGTCGATTGCCGATGTAGCTGGCCCAGCCGGTGGAGCGCAGGGTCTTAAATGTCACGCCCTCGGCAGGCACGCCTGAGGCGGCGCGTTGAAACTCGATGGTCGAGCCATCCCACCACAGCGGGGCTTTGACTCGGCGGATTGCGATGTCGGCGGCGACATCCGGCGCAGTGCCAGAGGGCACGGCGATGGTGAAGGAATTTGTCGAGGCCGAGAGGACGTCGAACTCATGGCCCTGGAATGCCGCTTGGCTCCCCTCCTCTATACGCACCCGCTGGCCAGCAGTGAGGCCATGGGCGGTGATGTAGACGGTAGCCGTGGTGCCAGAGACCGCGATGCCGCTGGCGGTGGTGTATTTCCAATCCCAGCCAGGCAGAGTCATGTCGGCCTCGCGCAGGAGGTAGAAACGGTTGAATGCTTGGATGGTCGAAACGCTGTCCGTGGGCTCGATGATCTCGTCGGACGCTGTGCCGGTGGCGGGATAGTTGATCTCCTCGATAGGCTCATTCTGTCTATAGAGATACGCCGAGGTCGGCCCGCAGAGGACGATGTATTCATTCTCGTCGTCGTAGTTAGGCGACGAAAAAACGCCGCTGGCGAAGATGCCGCCCGAGTAGATCGTGCGCACTCGGGCGTTTGCATCGAGCACGAAAGGCAGAGTGAGAGGCTGCGTGCCTGCGGAGATCCCATCGCCAAGACGCTTCGCGCCCTTGCGCGTCTGCGCGACACCTCGGTCGAGCCGCATATTCTCGCAGTACTGGACCATGCCAGGCTGGAGTTGGAGCGGGTTCAGCCGCGACGCCATGCCGAGGAATCCGGCATCTCCTTCGGTGATTGTTTGGTCGTCGGGCATCTAGGGTTAATTATGCGGGAGCGTGTCAAGTGCTCGCCAAAAGGTACGGGATTGTCTTCTGACCGGCGCGGTCCATTTCGGAGTACACCAGCGCAATAAAAGATTCCCACTGGCTCGGGTGGAGCGTCTGGCAACCAAGCGAGGAAGTCGTGTTGTAGCTGCCGCGATGGATGTTGATCGCCACCCCCATGCTGTCGCCCTCACCGTCGCGGGTCACAGGGAGTTCCTCAGCGGGGTTCGCTGGGCGCAGCGCGGGATAGCCGCCACCAGGCTTGCTGAGGCCGTGCGCGCCCTTGCGATACCGATGCACGCCGGTCTTGAGAACAGCGATGCCCTTGCGCTTCACGCTAGGGTCGGTATTCGCATTGAAAGCGGCGTAGGCATTTTGCGAGACAAGGAAAATGGCATCGTCGTAGATGCCACGGTCATTCTCTCCAGCCACGCCCATCGTGTCGCGGTAGTAGCCGCGAATCCCCACCAGCGCGACGGCATCCTCCACGCGAGCCTTGGCGAGCAGGGCTTGCGTCTTCGACTTCGCTTGCTGGGGGCGGGACGGGGGGAGCATCAGAAGTTTTAAGTTTTAAGTTTTAATCATTTGGAAGATGTCGGCATCGGGAGCTCATAGCACAGGGTGCCGTAGTCTCCACGGATACACACTTGCGGCGCTCGCCAGCCAGCGCACCCGCTTAGAAGCAGGGTCAGGAAGCCAGCGAAGACCGACAAGATAATGAGGAGAGCGTTAGATTTTGGGCTCACGGCGGAAGACCTCGATGAGTCCCAGCACCGCGATCACGGCGCTAGAGATGGCGTTGAGTTGCGCGGGGTCGATGGCGTAACCGCAGAGACCGGCGAGTATCGCCAGCCCGCGAAACGTGGACGGTTCCTTCAATCGTTGGAGTAGTGTGTTCATGGGGGGAGGTTAGTTTTAAGGTTAAAGTTTTAAGTTTTAAGTTTCATTCCTTCGGCACGTCCCACTTTCGGACGATGACGATAAAGGATGCGATGCCCACCGCGCAGCCGATCACTAGCGAGGAGACGCGCAGCCACGCCTCGATCTCCGGCAGCAACGAGACCGTGACGCCGCTCGCCGTAGCGACGAGGCCGGTCAATGTGGCGTTGAAGTGGTGGTGGTCCATTTGTTAGCTGAGGGCGGCCGCGAGTTGGGCTCCGGTGGTGGCCACGGTGCTGCACTGCGCGAGGCGGGTTGTTTCGAGGAGGTCCGTCTTGGCTTTGATGGCGGTGACATCGCTGTTCGATGGCGCGGTGTAGGCCGAGGAGGCGAGGCGCGTGCTGACTGCGGCATCCACTCTGGCCAACTCCGTTGCCAGCTCCGTGCGGACCTGTGTGGCGATGGCGGCTGCGGTGGGGACGGTTGGTGCGTTGGTCAGCGTGGTCACAACGGCCAGCGTGCCGGATGGCGCGAGGCGGCTGGAGACGGTAGCGTCGAGGTTGGCCAGTTTGGTGGAGTTGCTGTCCAACTCGGTGCGGATCTGGGCGACTGTCGGTGCGTTGCCTGCGCTGGAGACGGCGGCGTCAATGCGGGCTAACTCCACAGCCAGCTCGGTCCGGATCGCTGCGGCGGTAAGGACTGCCGATCCGACGGTCGCATCGACGGGGACTCCGCTTGCCACACTGGAGGCGACTGGGACTGCACATGTGCCTGTCAACAATCCGCTGGCGTAGACCGTGCCGCTGCGGACATCGGCAACTGACGCTTGGCCGAGCGAGTTGTCGGCGGTGAACATATCCACATAAGTGCCGGTGCCGTTGAGAGCGTAGCGGGTTTTGGCGTTTGTCGGAGTGGTGTTCAAAATCATTTTTATGGCTGCCACTGCCATTGTCCCATCGGACGCGCAAATAAATGATCCCGAGGCTCGAACGAGGCTAGAGATGTTGGTTGATCGGACTGCATTGCCGCCTCCATTTGAGGCGGTCATGGTCCCAACAATGGTAACTTGACCACCGCCAACATTATTTACTGCTGATGTGCCGTTTGATGTGCAATACCCATTGACTGTCGTGTTCCCGCCAGCGTCTTGGTAAATTGCAACAGAGGTTGCACTGCTAATTACTCCTCCGTTTATTATTAACGATCCGCCGACTTGGTTGCGAAATGTTCCACCACCAACGCCTGTTGCTTCAGTAAAACCTGTGAAATTTAATGTTCCAGAGCTTGTGTTTACAACAGAGTAATTAAAGCCAGGGTTTCCAGTAATATTCCCGACAAAAGACGCTGAATTTGTGCCGGATAGAGTGAGAAAATTTCCTATTACCGGCGTAAGCGAGGCCGTGGTGGCTGTCAATGTGACGCCGTTGGCGAGCACGAATCCCCCTCCTGCGGGGGCTGCCGCCGTGGCGCCGTCTTTCCACACTCGCGAAGTCGCTGATGTGTTCGTGATAGAAATTACAGTTGGCGAATTATCAACAGTGATTGTAAACCCATTGGTGTAAACATCGTCGGACGAATTGGGCGCATAGAGAACGCCGCCAGTGGCCCACGGGGATGTGGTTGTATTAGTGTCTGACCAGTTGCCAGCTCGGAATGCGCGAACATTTGACATGGCTTAGAGTCCTTTCGCGGTGATGTAGGCTTGGAGGGCGGCTTGGATCGCGCCCACGGCCTGCTGGGTGGCTTCGTCGCTTCCTGCCAGTGATCCGAGAGCGATTCCGATGGCGGCTTCGTCAGCGGCGATGACTTCGCCGTCCTCGATGCGGGTCGGGATGAGGCGCATGGCGACATTGGCGTCTGAAGAACCATCGCCGTTATACTTGCCGGTGATGGCGAGGTTGAGCGAGTATTTCGGGTATTGGACTCCTGCGATTTCGATGGGGTTGGTAGAGTTCATAGGGTGTTTGGTTTTTAGGTTAGGAGTAAGAAAGGGATGCGCGGTTGCTCCACGCGCCTGTGGCGGTTTGAGTCGCGGTGGCGTCGCCCGCCGCATTGGTTGTAATGCGGTAGATCGTCCAGGCTGTCGCATTGTCCGGAGAGCCCGAGTTCGGGATGTCGCTTTCAGCCAGACGCCCGATGTAAAGATAGTTGCCGCTCACGGCGGCGGAAAATAAATAAGCCTCTGCCGCACCACCCGCTCCAAGCGAGAAGACCGTTCCGGCTGTATTTTTAGAATACAGGATGCGGTCGGCGAGGTTAATGGCCAACTCCCCCACAGCGAGTTGCTGTGCGGTCGGCACTCGGCCTGCGACGGAGGTCCGCTTGGTCAGTAAGGTGGGCATAGAGATGTCTTAAAAAAAGGGGCTCCGTAGCGGTGGCGCGGACGAGCCGCACCACCGCACGGAGGGGGAGGGTCTAGAAGCCGCCGCCGTCGATTTCTGCTTCGATGGCGTCGAGACGACCGTCGAGAGAGTTTTCGGCTGCTGTGGCGCGGCTGATCTCGCTGTTCAGCGAGTTAGTCACTCCGGTCACTGCTGAGGCACGATCCGTAATCTCGGTGGCGAGATTCGCTGCTACGACGCCTTCAGCGGCGGTCGCACGCGAGATTTCGCTCGAGAGGTTCGATGTCAATGTGGAATCAGCACTGGTGCGAGCGGAAGTCTCGCTGGCGAGATTGCCTGCAACGGTGTTGACATTACCTTGGACCGTCGTGATCGCTGATGCGCGGTCGGTGATTTCTGTCGCGAGGTTCGCGGCGATGACACCTTCAGCGGCCGTAGCACGATTGACCTCAGAGGTCAATGCGCTCGATGCGCTGGCGGCGAGGGAGCTGATAGCACCATTGAGGGTGCTGTCTGCGCTCTGGAAGGCGGTGACGACTTCTGTGAGGGAGTCGAGGGCTGCGCCGTCAACATTCGAGAGAACATTGTCGATGCGTGTTCCGAGGGCCGATTCCGCTGCTGTCGCACGGGAAGCCTCTGCTGAGACCGCCGATGTGCGTGCGCTGCTCTCGCTGGCGAGGGCTGCTGCTGTCGCGTAATGCGCACCACCGACTGGCACTACGGCAGAGCCGTCGCCAATATAGAGGATGCCGTCAACTTTGTTGTATGCTGGC